GCAGAGATTTTAGCAATCAAACTTTATCAACAGACTCAACCACACAAATTAAGTCCGATAGCACTTTCGGTTCACTTAGATCTAGAGGTAGGCAGTTTGTCTTGCGTTTTGAAAGCGATGATGACAATACAGCAACCGACAGAAAAAATTATAAATGGAGATTGGGTAACACTCGTGTAGAGATACAGCCGTCGGGGAGAAGGTAAATGAGCAAGCTATTGCCAACTAACTTACCTTTTGCTACAGGCGAAACAGTTTCAGCAGATACATTTAACAGACTAATAAGAATATTAGAAATCAACCTTGGTGCAGTCGATCCAAATGCTATTCAAGTCTTCAATTCTACAGAGGTAAGTGAATTGCAATTTGCTACTGGAGCGATTATATTTAACAGTACGACAGAGGTTCATCAAGGCTTTGATGGTACAGAGTTTAGAAATCTGTATGAACATCAAACTTACTTGACAGGATTATCTGCTACAATGAGTATTGGTAGTGTAACAGTGAGTACATAATGAGTGAATTATTAGAAAGTTTAAAAAAGGTTTATAAATTACCACAACAAAAACAACCTCGGTTGATAGATGGCTCACCTTTACCAGCAGGCATGGTGCCAGGACTAACTAGAACTATGGAGTATAGGGACTACAACCAAAATGGTATAGAAGATAGAGATGAAGGTATTTATCTGCCAAGAGATTTAGTGCCAGAAAGTAGTATTCCTCAAATGACAGAAGCACAAAAAGAATATCAAAAAAGATTTTTTGTAACACCACCATCGGGCGGTTTGCGTAATATGGATCCCGAATTTGGTCGGGATTTTTCGAGAGCTATGCCAACTGACAAAGATCCAATAGATGAGATGGACGAAGAAACAAGACAAGAATTACAAGACTTACTCGGTAAAGCGGGACAAAAAGCACAAGCACCACTAGCAGGATTAGCAGAACAACTCGCTATGGCTGGTGAGGGCGAAGATACAACGTTAGCGCATTTGCGACCGGGCGAGATAGTAATACCGCCAGAGTTTATGGATGATGCAGGTTTTGAGAGTGCATTAGAAAAGAAATTTGAAGAATTTAATATAAATCCAGAAGAAGCC